GCATCTTCCAATGTCATGGCTGACGCACCCCGCCCAGGAACCGCTGCAGCCGGGGTTGGAGCTCGCCGTACTTAGGCATGAGCTGGTCACGCACGCACTGGTCAATGAGGGATGACACGCTGCGCCGCTGGTCGGCAGCCGCAGTGTCCAGCAGCGCCCTGGTGGCAGGGTGCAGCCGCATGAGGAAAGGTTTGAGTTTGGGTGTGTCCATCACGCAAGTGTATATCACCCAGATATTGCACAAGCCCACCCAAATGCATGATTTATTGCTGGATTAGGGTAAGTCCCTAGTTATTATGGGCTTTTGGGGGTTGTACAGCGATATACAAATCGTGCCATAATCCTCCCATGTTCAACGCGCAGATGAAGCGCAAGGAGTTGCAAACATGACCCAACTAGCCCAACAGATTCAAGACATCGAGCGCCAGATCGCTCTCATTGAGCACACCGCTGCCAACTACATCGGCGGTGACAAGGCCTACCACTCTGGCTTCCAGACCTTCTTGAAGCCTGCAGCACAGCGCAAGGTTGATTCGCTCAACAAGAAGCTGGACGCATTGCTCGACAGCGTGGAGGCTTGATCATGTCCAAATTCGTCGCCTACTACCGAGTCTCCACCGACCGCCAGGGTCAATCTGGCCTTGGCCTTGATGCCCAGCGTGCTGCTGTGGCCAAGCACATTGGCACCGCCGAGATGGTGGCCGAGTTCACCGAGGTCGAGTCTGGCCGCAAGAATGACCGCGAGCAACTAGCTCACGCATTGAGCCTGGCAAAGCGTACAAAGGCAGTCCTTGTGATTGCAAAACTCGACCGCCTTGCCCGTAACGTCCACTTCATCTCTGGTCTGCTTGAGTCTGGCGTGCCCTTTGTTTGCGCTGACATGCCCGAGGCTGATCGCACCTTCTTGCAGATGATGGCCGTGTTCGCTGAGTGGGAAGCGCGCAAAATCAGCGAGCGCACCAAGGCAGCGCTGGCCCAGGTCAAGGCACAAGGCCGCACACTGGGCTGCCCAACACCGCAGATCGGATCGGCCATAGGTGTCAAGGCCGTGATGGCCAAGGCTGACAAGTACGCCGACCGCGTTGGCCCTATCGTGCGCGACATCATCGCCCGGTCTGGTGCCAGCACCCTGAGAGACATTGCTGCAGCCCTTGAGGCTCGCGGCGTGGCCACACCCCGTGGCAATGTGACCTGGGGGCCAACTCAGGCCTCCAACCTTTTGAAACGCCTCAACCTGGAGTCAAGCTATGCATGAGACATTGTCAGAAAAAATCACCGTGGCCACATTGTTTGTGGCTTGCGTTGGCCTCTTGATCTGGATGCCAATATGAATGCAAAGATCACCACCCCACCCAAGACCCTGTTACAGGGCGCTGAGTACACAAGCGCCGCGGCCACTGACATTGAGCGCACCTGGCGCAAGCACGGCTGGCTGCCCAAAGAGGAGCGCGAGGCCGAGCTCAAGGCCCAGCAGACGGTCAAACGCATGAAGACCAAGGAGCGCAATGATGCTGGCTCCTAACCTTGCCGCTGGCCGCGACATGCGCAACCGCCAGCTCGACATCTTTGAGCAGACCGACCACCAGTTCTTGGAGCGCTGCCGGGCACTAGCTGTGCTCATCTGCCGCCAACAGGGGCAGGTCTCGATCAACGACATCCGCGCCTTTATCGAGGTGCCGCCGGGTGTCCACCCATCTGTTCTGGGCGCGGTGTTCCGCACCAAACAGTTTCGCAAGGTTGGCTTTACCGAGGCCACCCATCCCCAGGCGCACGCCCGAGTGGTGCGCGTCTATTCCCTAGCCACTAACAAGGAGTGAAAAATGGCAGGCAAACTGACAGACGATAAAGAGATGAGCGCCAGCCGCTTACCCGGCCTCATGGGGTTCAGCAGATACAGCAGCCCCAACGATGAGCTGTCGTTCTCGATCAACGCCATTGATGGCAAAGAGCGCCCCGACATTGGCAATGAGGCCATGGGCTGGGGCAACCGGCTGGAGCCCGTGATCCTGGCTGAAGCTGCCAAGCGTTTGGGCCTGGAAAAATTCGACACAGACATTGGCCAGGCTTACTCGCACCGCGAGATCGCCCTGGCCTGCAGCCTGGATGGCGTTGGGTTTGGCGATGGCCAGTTGATCAAGCCTGACCCTGACCGCGGGATCTATGTGGTTGGCCAGGACAGCATCAAGCTGGATGGGCCTGGCGTGCTTGAGGCCAAGCTGACCAAGACCATGCCCGAGGACACCCCTCACCTGGCGCGTGGCCCCATCCAGCTCCAGGGCCAGATGCTGGTGACTGGCCACAAATGGGGCGCTGTGTGCGTTTTGTACCAAGGCATTGAGCTGCGCGTGTTCCTGTTTGGGCCTCACTTTGAGACACAAAAGGAGATCGTCAAGGCAGTGCTGCTGTTTGAAAACAAGCTGGACAAGTACCGGCGCACCGCTGAGATCGACTGGTATCCACCCGCGAGCAGCAAGGAGCTGGATCGCATCTACCCCATGGCTGCCGGCAAGGAAGAGGTTGATCTCGATGTCAGCGTGGCCGACCTGGCTGCCGGTATTGTGGCCAACAAGGCCGCGATCAGGGCAGCCGAGGCCAGCATTGATGACGCTGAGAAGCTGATCAAAGCGCACTTGGGCCAGGCCGAGCGTGGCCGCGCAGGGCAGTACATGATCTCTTGGCCAATGCGGTCATACAAGGCAGCACCTGAGCGCTTGCTGCCTGCCAAAGAGGCATATTCGATTCGTCAATCAACACTGAGCATTAGGGAGACAAAATGAATTTAAGACCCATTGAAGAGGCCTATGGTGCCGCAGTCAATGTCATGCTGGCCGCTGTGCCTGGCATGACCCAAGAGCAGGCCATGGAAGCAGTCGAGGCGATTGCCGAGCTGGTGCTGGCCACCATCCAAGCTGAGTTGACACAAGAAGAGGAGCAGCAAAATGCAGTTGACCACCACTAATCGGGGCTTTGCCCCAGCCACCCTCACCGAGGCGATCCAGTTCAGCGACATGTTGGCCAGCTCCAGCATGGTGCCCAAGGCCTACCAGAACAAGCCCCAGGACATCCTGGTCTGCGTTCAGTGGGGCTATGAGATGGGCCTGGCACCCATGCAAGCCCTGCAAAATATCGCTGTGATTAACGGCAAGCCCAGCGTTTATGGTGATGCAGCCATGGCGCTGGTGCAGGCCAGCAGCGTCTGCGAGGATGTTGAAGAGTACTTTGAAGGCGAGGGCACAACCAACCCGGTGGCGGTGTGCGTGGCCAAGCGCAAGGGGCGCAAGCCGGTGACGGCAAAGTTCAGCGTGGAGGATGCCAAGCGTGCCGGGCTGTGGGGTAAAGGTGGCCCCTGGTCGGCATACCCCAAGCGCATGATGCAGATGCGAGCTCGCGGGTTTGCGCTGCGAGATGCCTTTCCTGATGTGCTCAAGGGTTTGATCACCGCCGAGGAGGCCCAGGACTTTCCTGTTGACGCCACGCCGGTGCCGGTGGCCAAGCCAGCCAACCCGCTGGACATGGTCGCAAGATCACCAGTTGAGCCTGTTGTGGTTGTGCAACAGGTCAGCGACCCGGTGCTGATTGAGCAGGCCATGGCTGACACGGTTGAGCCAGGGGGGGAAGAAGCGCTTTTGCCACCCCAGGTGGAGGTTGTGCAGCCAGTTGATGATGGGCCGGTCATTGGCTTTGCGCTGCTGGTGCCTGGCAAGGACAAGCCCTTCTCAGTGCATCAGACTATTGATGAGTGGTCGGATGCTTATGAGGATCTGGCAGAGAAGACTGCAACAGCAGGCAAGCGGCCAGTGCGCGAGCGCATGACCTTGCTAAAAGAGATCAAGCAGCTTAATGAAGAACTGATCTTGCGCGTTGATTCACTCAAGCGGATCAGGCACACAAGCCAGTACCAACGGCGCATCAATGCGCTGGGCGCTGCACAGTGATCAGAGAACTGCAAGCGCCTCGTTGGTGTGCTTGATGCGGTCTGACAAACCTATGCTGCCCCCGTTAATGATCTTGGTTAACCGCTGGTGATCAAGAGCGTCAGCGGGGGCATTGCATTTGTGTGTTGACCAGAACCACCCGGCGGTCAGGGCTGCGTACTTGGGCGTGGCCACCAGGTCGGGCTGGGTGACCAGGTCAACACCCAATGCTTTGCTTGCGTGGTGGAAATTATCCGCGCCGGTCAATTGAACCAGACCTCTGCCCCTCATCATCCACCCATCATTGCTGGCCTCGTCCCGGTTTCCCATGCGACCACAGTAGACTTTGTTGGCAATAAGGCGCGGCTGGCCTGCGTATTGGTTGGCGATCTCCAATGTTGGGAACCGCTTTGGCCAGACCCGCATCAATGTCGCTGCCTTGTAGTTCAAGTTTTCCTCAAGCATTCTGAAGTTGCCTGACTCATGCGAGCACTGGCCGATGAAGCAGGCTTGCTGATTTTTGGTGGTGATGCCAAAGCGCTCAAATGTTTCGTTCAGTGGATCAACCCACTTTACATCAATGTGGAGCTTTGTAAGTTGTTCAGCGTTTAGCATTGATTGCCCCCATCACTTGGTTGTAGCTGTCGATGCAGGCGTTGAGCTGGTTGATGGCCCGGTCACCGTCGGCTGTGATTTGGGCGATGAGTCGGAGGACTTCTCGCTCCTCATCAGAAGGCGTGTCAGCCGGTCTGTCAGGTTGGGCTCGCGCTTCAGCCCAATCTCTGGCGGGAGCGGTGGCACTTGGGGTGGCTGATACACAACCTGTGGCCGGGAAGCGCACCCTACCAGCAGAGATAGCGCGATCAAGTGCAGACTGTTTTTGATTGACAACATTGTTGACCTCCATGAGTTTGGTTGATGTTTCAGTAATCTGTGCAGCGAGTTTTTGCTCAGTCTCTCTGGCCTCTGCGTTCTTCTTTGCAATTTCTATTTGCATCTCTTGGTCACGGTCAGCCCAGCCCTTGTGGTGGCCATAAAAATAGGCCGAGGTGCAGACAACAACTGCACCCAGGATCAAATAGGGGTTGGGTAGCCCGATCATTTGACTGATGCCCTGGCTTCAGCCTGGAGCTCGCGCTCTGCGTCATCCTCCAAGCTGGGTGGCGTTGTCGGTGGCGGCGGTGGCGACCAGCTCTCATCAAGCGGTGGGTTTGTCCAGACAGGCAACGCCCCAAATGTATTTTGTACAGGGGCAGCAGGCACTGGCGGGGTTGTGGGTGCCGGTGCAGCAGGGGCAGGGGCAGGGGAAGGTGGTGGCGTTGGGTTTACTGCCTGGGTAATGGCACCAACGGCACGCTTGCCTACGATGCCGCCTATGCCGCCAACGATCAACAACACAATATCATTGAGCATCTTGGTGTATGCCTGGTCAATGGGGGCCATGCTCTTGATTGGCTGGACAACAAACGTCACCGAATAGAGCAGGGCAAACACAATGCCTGCCAGGATGACTGTGATCATCACCACAACAAAGCCCCAAATGCGAACCTCAATTTCTTCGGGTGTGTATTTACTTTTTAGCATCTTCGGCCTTTGCTGGTTCAATCTTGTTTGTCAATACCGGGGCGACTAAATACTCAGGGCATGTCTGCGTGAATAAGCAGCGTGGCTTTTGGCACTCAGGCAAGTCAAACTTGTCTGGGTTCTGGCAGACGTAGCGATACCGATCCTCGCAGCCAGACACCAACAGCAAGATGGACAACAGGCTGATTGCAATGACGCAATACAGAAATTTATTTTGGCTCACCACGTTGCTCCAGTTGTTTGCGCTCTTCCTCAAGTTGCTTTCGCAGCCGCTCCATTCGCTCAATCTGGGCCAGGCTTTGTTTCTGCGTGGACAAGGTGTCAAAGTAAATGACCCCGATCAGCGGCAGCATCAAGCAAAACACCAAGACCATGGCAATCAGCGCGATTAAAAACCCCATCTTGTCTTGCGATCCATTACCAGCAGTGACCAAAACACGGCCAGGTATAGGATCACGCACAAGGCGGCTCCCAGGTAGATTGCTTTGTCCTGTAGGTCGTTTATTACCCGTCTTCGTTGCCATCTTGCCTGTGCCTCGCGCTGATCTCGAACCTCCCTGGCCTGCTCTTGCTCTACAGCAATCTGCTCGCGCATCTCATTGAACCGTGTCCACAAATCGCCAAGCTCTTTAGGGGACTGATAAATCATTTGCTCTCGCAAGTCAGTCTCCATCTGTCTCAACTGAGTGAGGACAAGGGTGCGCTGCAACGCACGCTCTGCCAAGGAGTCAACGCCGTCATAGACTTCCTCTTTGGACTTGCGCTCTTCTTCCAAGTAGAAGTCTTGGATCTGCTGCATGTGCCGCATGAATTCACCCAAGCGCTTTGCGATGTCTCCCATAACCTGGTTGGGGTCATAGGCTGCGACTTCTTGCACGCGCTTCTGTTCAGCAACGATCTGCTTCTTTTGCTCTTTGGTTGGGTTGGGCCCAAACATCCCAGCGATTTCACCGACGATTTTCTTAACGTCACCGGCAGTGTTCTTGACATCCTTGTACGTTGCAATGCCCTGCTTGATAGCGCTAAATGCACTACTGGCCAACATGAGTATGGAGATGGGATCCACATGGTCACAAATTAAATATCTTGGCGAACAGGCTAGCAGCAGCTCCTGGCCCGAGCAGCACGGCCACGATCACGGCATAGAGCAAGTACTCAATCTTGGTCATGCGCTCTGACCCTTTGCTGAGAGAATCAGAAATTAATTTCATCCGCTCATTGCAAACAGCTTCATGCACAGCCAGCCGTGTCTCTGTGCTATCACTCATGTTCGTCTGCTGGTTCAGGCGTGTTGCCCTCTTCCAGCCATTTCAGATATGCTTGGTAGTCGGTGTTGTCGGGGTCGAAGGGGATGCCAAGAACGCCATCTTTGCAAACACCAATAGGTTGCCCAGTGCGCCAATCGTTTGTTAATTTGTAGTTGGTCATTTATAGCTCCGCGCTAAAAGAAAGTTGGGCAGTCCATTGACCTGATCTTTGAACCTGTGTTGCACCGGGCCCATTTGAAATAGCAGCAATTCTTGAATAACCTACACGGGCGTTACCAGCATATCCCGTTGTTCCCCCAGAAGGCGTAAATGAAGCCTGCCCAGAACCGCTGTTGTAATAAAAACCAGCAAAACTTTCAAATGTGGTGGAAGGTGTGGTACGCATCTCTACTGGATGAGTAACATAAATGCTGGGATAGTCCGAGCTTCCCCCATCTAGTAGGGCTGATTGATAGGCAGTTGCAGGTTGTTTGTAGTAATACCTCTGACACAACCCCAACTCAGTACCATACGGGCGGTAGTCAAACGATGTTGCTGTTGCGCCTTTTTC